GTTGGTGAAGCTATTGAAGAACTCCAAAGAAGATAAATTGATATGACATCAAAGAATGATGTATTTGAATAATAAATATAATATAAAATAGAAATAAATAAAAATATTTTATATTTATTGATATATGCCTGCAAAAAGTGAAAAACAAGCAAGACTTTTTAGACTAGTAAGAGCTCTACAAAAAGGTGGAGTTAAACAAAAAGAAGTTTCCCCACAAGTTCGTAAAATGGCACGTACTATTAAACCAAGTAGTGTAAAGCATTTTACTAAAGTGAAAGAAATTATTCAAAGACTAAAAGAAAGTGAATATAGCTTGGGTAAAATTAAAAAAGTTAGTGGTATAAGTTTTAAAAAGCATTTGTCTAAACAAGTTGGAGTACCATTTGATTTGAAAGAATTGCAAGTATTTCAAACCAAAGAAAATGGATTCAGCGGATTTGGAAAAACAAAATTTAAAGAAAATAAAAGTACCAATGAAATTTCTACTGAAATCAATAGTAATGGTACCAATAAAAAATATGTTTTTAAAAAGTTGGTAGACAACGAAGATAAACAACACAAATACGCTTGTATTATTCAAAGAACATTTCCAAATAAACCCGATAAAGAAATATTAGATTTACTGAGTAACAGTTTTGATAACGAAAATCTTGCAGAAAAAACTAAAACACTAGCCGATTTTATCGACAGAATTAATACAACATTAGGATCAATGTAATATTATGCCATATAATTTCAATCCAAATTTTAATAGACACATGAATCAACCCAAGGATAATTATAAAAATATCAAAAGAAAGGGCGATGAAAATCCGTATTCCAACCCAGATGTTCGTGCGATGAATAATAATTATAACAACCACAAAAGTCCAAAGTTGATTAATTTTTTAAACAACGATAACTTTGAGGAAGATATTAAAATATATAAGTTGGAAGATTTGGATCATCCAAATGGATGGAACTTTTCAGAGTTGGATATGTTAGGCGAAATGAATTTCAGAATCGATGATGACTATAAAATGTTTTCTGAAATTGAAATTCCAGCTTTACAATTAGAAAATGAAAAAATAAAAGCCTTCGTCTATAAAACTGACGAAGGCTATGTTTTGGAAACTAATAGAAGATACGTATTTGAAACGTTCGATAAAATGTTAGAATATATCGATTCTATTCCAATGAATCGATACTAACTGAACTTTGTTGATTTTGTGTTTGATAAGCTTGTGGAGCTTCATTGATTGGATCAGCGATTTCAAAATATCTTTCTAAACGACGACCAACTTCTTCATACAACATTTCGAGTTGTTTTTCAATAGCTTTCATCTTTTGAGCTTCTTCATACATCTTTGCGGCATCACGTTTGATTTCTTTCATGTCACGTTCTACCATCTTAGCTTCCATCCAATCTCCACATTCTTTCAAAGCATATCTTTCGGCTAAATTGACAGCTTCCATTATTTTTTGTGCGGTTTCATATACACTGTCTGTTTTCAAACCCTTACGATATTCGTTATATGATTTGATCGTTTCAACCATATTCTTCTTCTCATAAACGGTAAGAGGAGTGTATGCGTGTTCAGTAGAATTTTCTAGTAAATGTTTTAATTTCATACTTTATAAATATTATAGTTCTGATAGAATGTTGTGGATAATTCTTTCAACATTACTATATGGGTTAATAATTGTTTTATGTTGTTCAACACTTTCATTAATCTTTCCTTGTGGATACATAAAAGCTCCTTGAGTACTTGGGTTGCTTACAAAGTCAAATGCAATTAAATCAAAATCATCTTGAACAACGTCTGCCCCTTCTCTCATATCTTTCTTAACACTGCCTAATCCACGACTACTGATACCCAAAAGAATTCCAGATTGTAATAAATCTCTTAAAATATTACCACTTGGAGTGGGTAAAATTTCTACTGTTCCGACTAGATCTTTACCATCCCAACCCATATCTGTGATGTTGTGACTAACATTCTTTAAGTTAACAACGGATGATTCTGGATGATCCAATTCTCCCATTGCACGACGTTGTTTTACAAAGTTTTGCATGTACTTTTCAGCTTCTCTTTTTAGTACATCTACTGGATATACACGGCCGTTTTGTTTTTTGCATCAGCACGTTGTAGTACGCCACTAACGAGTAGTTTTCCGTCCTTAAGTGACTCATTTAAGGCGGACTTTTTAAACTCAAATGGCATTACATCGATTAATACTTGTTTCATGTTATTGTTTTGGTTGTGTAGAAGGTTGTTGTTCGGTACCAGTTTCTGGTTGAGCAGGAGATTGATCCTCCTCATCAGATGTAATGGTATTTGTTGGAGTAGCCGATTGTTGAGGTTCTACCAATGCTTTTGATTTAGCTACTTGATATTTATCTTTTGGCTTCAAATTATCAGCGTTTCCTAGAACTTTAATTTTAAATCCCGGTTTAATAAAGAATTTAGCAACTTTCTGTTTATTTTCTTCACGGCCTATAATTATGATTACATATCTATCGTAATAATAATCTATAGCTACCCCAGTAACATTAATTGTGTAATCAGCTTCAGGTTGTTTGTATCCTTTACTAGCTCTTACAACAATCTTTTTACCTAAAATTTTGTCTTGAATAGTTTTTTGTAAATTATTCTTTAACACTTCGGTACTATTCTTTAACTTTGTATCAAATGATGTAAAATCAGGTAATACATCGTAACTTTTAATATCAACTGTTGGATCAACTTTTACGTTTTGTTTAGGCGGTTGTTGAGATGGATTTGTCGCTGGAACAGGTTGTTGAACTTGTTGGCCTTCTTGTTCATATTTCAAACCATTAAATCCTTCGGTAAATGGTAAACTACCTTGTTTATACCCAACCAAATTTGGATCCATATCTGGATCGTTATGTTGAACCAATCCGTGTTCATCTGTATAAGTATCTACTGGTTCTATATTAAAAGCAGGAGTTGCATATGCAGGTTGACTATACATCTGATTTTCTAATTTATAACCAGTACTTCTTTTTATTGGTTTAGCTAATTTATAACCAAGTTGTGTATAAGTATCTGGTCTTGCGCCTCTTCTAGAAAAAGCAAATGGAGTTCTTGCTGCGTCTCCTCCGACAGCGACTGGTCCAGATGCAACTGCGCCAGTACCAGTAGTACTAGCTTCGTTTTTGGCTCTTAATTTGCGTAAGAGTTTCTTAATCTTGAGTTTTAAGTGTGGCTTCATTCTTTAACTTGTCTATTTCTTCAACTAATTCGTAAGCGTTTAACAATGAAGTTAATTGATTTTCTTTTACTACACCTACAACATTTTTATTAGAAAATTGATTAACTACTTCGGTTATCTTAATTTTTACTATATCAGAATTAATTGTTTGAAGATTTTCTTTTAGAATGAGACTTACTCTCTTATACTCTTCGTTGACAAATTTAGTAAATTTGTTTGAATTACTAATATTTGTAATGTATTCTTTAAGTAGTTTCTTTTGTGATGGTAACAAATTACTATACTTAGTATTGAAATTTTCGATCAAGAATTTATAGGCTAATAATCTTACTTCTGCACTTTGACTTCCATAAACATCCAAACTTTCTTCTCCACTCTTCTTTTCTTTAATTAGATTTTCAACAACGTATTCTCTAGATTCTAATAATTCTTCAACATCAAATTTGACTTCTTGTTCAGCTTGGTTTTCAAATAATTTATATACCGAAGCGTATAATTTATAATTTGGAATTTTGTTCTTTAAAAATTCATCAATATTATATTTCTCTTTTATCTCTTTGATAATATTATACTTTTGTTTATTCAATTCACGTTCGTCCAGTTTTGATCGTGTCTGCAGTACTACGTTCAAAATACGTTCGGCAGAATTTGCATCTTTACTGGACTGTTGAAGTATGAAATTATATAATTGTGCTTCTTTACCAAGTTCTTTACTTTCGTGGAAGTATTTAAACATTAAATTTTTAGTAAACGACTCATCTCTACCCGCCAAAATATCCGCAGTTATTTGGCGAGTAAGAAGCTCAAACAATATTCCAGCATTCTTGAATTTTGAATGTTTTGCTTTCTTGTGCATATTATTATTATTTATAAATATAGATCAACTATGTAAATATATAGGAATTGTGTTATTCTTTTATATTTATTTCATCCATATAAGATTTTTCATCACCTTCTCTCAAAATTTTCTTTTCATCTTCAACTGTATTTAACATATCACTTAAACCTCTAAGTGATTCCAATGATAGAGGAGATTTGTTTTTGTATTTATGTGTTACGGATAAATCGGACTTTCTATTATTTTCTAAACCGCCTAGTGGGTCTTCTCCGAATGGATATTTACCAGCATCTTTTCTTCCGGTTTGATCTCTTTCTGCTAATTTTGCTGGCGGTTCACTGGGTTTGCTTTCTTTATCAGCTGGCTTGTTCTCACCGGGTGGTTTTTCAGTTGGTGGCGATGTATCAGTTGCTTCTGTGTCAGCTGCTCCATCTGATGGTACTGCTCCAGTGTCTCCTTCGCCTTCGTCTTTAGATTGTAAGAATTTAATTGCTGGATCGTTACCTTCTTCTTCAATCTGTTTAAATCTATATGTGCCTTTAGCATCGTCAACCAATTGCTTTTGCAAATCAATCATATCTTGGTCACTTAAACCAAAGACATTTTCATAAATCCATTTTTTACTGAAGAATTTATTTTCTTGCATGTCTTTGGAGACTTCGACTTTACTCTTCCAAACATCAATCTTTTCTTTTTCAAAGATAGTAGATGGATTTGTCAATTCTAGTGTAAAGTCTACCAATGATTCATCGCGATATCCTTGAGAATATAAGTGAATAACCGCAATCTTATTCAATTCACTAACAATAATTCTTTGAATACGTTGAATTGTACGTGCAAAACGAATATCTTCTGCTGCCAATGTAGCTTTACCACTTAAACTTTCGTCGTAACCCAAGAATGCTTTTGGAATCTTGAGGGCTGCCATCATCTTATTACGAAGATATTCAATGTCGTCTGTGCCTGTCCATTCAAGACCTGGCAAATTATCAATACTAGTACCGCTGTCACTGCCACGAACTGGCAAGAAAAAGTCCTCTACCATGTTTTGTAGATTAAAACGTAAGTTATAATCGCCGGTTTGTTGATCCAAATATGGAGTCTTTTTCATTTGGTTCATTATTCGTTCCATATGATTGTCAACTTCATTTGGAGGAATATTACCAATATCAACTTTGAAAATACGTTTTTCGGGAGCGCGCATGATACGATGAATTAACATTGCGTCTTCCATCAAACTCAATTGTTTCCAAACACGACGAGCGCCTTCCAACATACTCTTACCATATGGTAAAAAGTTACTGTCACTCAACAATCTAAAATGTGCAATTTGGTAGTTTTCTAAGTCTTCAAGTTTGTTTCCATAGGGAAGATTAACTTGGAATTTAACGAAATTTTTATTGGTCAAATGTGCATTTTCTACACGGGTTACATAATACGTACTCAAAGGTTCAACCAAATACACACCATACTCAGGACTAATATGTAAACGAAGATAAAAATCTCCATATTTAACCATGCAGCGAGTCCAACTCCAAAGATTGAATTCAATATTTAGAATATCATAGAATAGGTTATGAAGAATATTCTTAATTTCATCATTGGTAGACTTAATCTGCAAAATATCACCCATTTCATTTCGTGTTGTACATTCATCTGCATAAATGTCTAATGCAGATGCAAGAATTGGATCCATATCCATTGTATCGTAATCGCGAAATAGTTCTACGCGGCTACTTTGATATGATAGATTGAAATCTCTTGTATATTGATTATACGAAGTGGTGCGTAATCTATTAAAACGATCTCTTAAACTATTACGGTCTGTAGCATACTGAATTTCATCAGTATCAATTACCTTTAATTTCTTACCGCCAATATTGCGAACAATTACATCATTTGAAAACAAACGTTTCAAACGTGCAAATAGTGAACGGTTTCTTAATTCCTGAAATGATTGATCTGCCATATATTATTCTAGTATATAAGTATTTACAACAACCAAGTTAAACTTTCTTTTTTATCGTTTACGGTAAATTCCATGGTCTTATGGTGATCAGCGATAGGACTTACGTCTTTCTGAATGGTAACAGGACTTGAGACTTTTGATATTTTAGAAATCATTGCTTTATTATAAGCAATTTGATCATTTCTAAGTCTTAACGCAGTTTCACGGACCCACAAACCAATGCCCATAGACATCACCAAGTCATCGTTATAACCCCTCATCGCCTCGGCTTTAGGTCCGTTCCATATAAACACATTTAATTCCTCAAACAATCTTTTAGACTTCATAATCACTTGTTTTTGTCTAAAAAATAACTCTAAATTACTTACTATTAACGGTCTATTTTTACTGGTTGTAGTAAATCCAGCTACTAATTTTTTATCTTGTGTATTTAACTTATTACTATACGACTTCTCCACATCTACAATGGTAAGATCTGTTGCACTATAAAATGTATTTTGATAATCTCTATCTATTATCTGTTGAAGTGTTCCCCAACCTACGTTATTATTTTCTACAACCAATAAAGCATTGTTATATTCGGTTGCAACAGTCACTAATAAATTACCATAATCTTTGGTTGTTAGTTGACCTCTATATTCAGCAACTTGTTCCATCGTCTCAATATCGATAACATGAAATGCACTAAAATCTCCACCATCTCCTCTTGCACAGTCTGCTGTTAATAGATAATTTTTACTATAATTAGGATAATCCCATATCCATAAATCTTGATTATTACCACGCTTTTCTACGGGATCTTTTAGATATGTTTGTTTGTAAAACTCAAGAACATCAACACTAACAACTTGATTACCTGATGTACTAAAATCACAATCACATTCTTGGGCTGCACCTTTTACACCAGATAATTCTGTTTGTTTATCTCTCCAAGCTTGATCTCTTTCTGGATGCAGATGCCATGGTAACCTTATAGTTTTAAAATTGTTCTTACCTTCTTCAGCTTCTACCCACGTTTTATGGAAGAAATTGCCAACGCCATTTGGAGTACTTAATATAATAGCTCTACCACCAGTGGACAATGTATATTGAGCAGATAGCCAAATTTCTTCAATGCCATCGATAAACGCAGCTTCGTCAATGATTAGTAATGATAGTGCGGAAGAACGACCAGCTGTACCAGCAGAAGAGACTGCTTTGATTTGAGAACCATTCTTTAAACGCAATGATAATCTATTATCTTCTACGCATGGTACTTTTAACCAAGATGGCAAGTTATCATTAGCAAATCTAACTTTGGTAACGATTTCTTTTGCGGTTTCTTGTGTAATACTAATACAAAGAATGTTCTTGTCGTTGTGGAATGTCATTAACCACAAACTATAAGCCGCAGTAAGAGTACTAATACCCATCTGACGACTTTTGAGAACAACGTTCAACTGATTATCAACAAAGTCTTGTAAAGCGTCTTCTTGGAATGGATATAGTTCAAATCCAACAGTACCACGTATAGGATGTTGGATCTTAACATACTTCTTCATGAAGTATATAGGATCCTCAATACACTTCTTATACTCTTGTTTTATTATTTCTCTTAGATTTGGCTGACTCATACTTTTCTTCGTACTCTTTTATCTTAGCATTAAGTTCTTCTAAACGTTTATAGAGTAGTTCTAAATCTTTATTTAAATCCTCCAATATTTTATTATAATCTTGAATGCCTTCCCATCTTTCAAATGATCCGTCTTCTTCTAAGAACTCAACAGGTTTTCCCTGATTTTCTTCACAGAACTTTTTGCTTTCTTCGAACTTCTTCTTATAGTCCTCTAAAATACTACGTTCATTTTTCAAATCTTGAAGTTCATTATACACTTCAAACATTCCGATCAATTTAAGATTTGTTTGGAAATCAATAAAACAGTCATAACAATATCCCGTCTTTGGCCAAACTCTATCATCTAAATAATTACCCCATCGAACATCCATATTACAACATTTACAACGTTGTTCGTTGATAATGGTAGCACGTTTTGAAACTCTACGTTTACTTCCATTTTTCCAAACCCATTTTCTACCTTGACTGTCCTCCCATTCGTCACCTTCTTTGCGTTTATTATTCTCTAAATTGGCATCATAGCCAACTTGTACGAATGGACGTTCGCCCGATAAGTAATCTTTTACAATTGATAAATTGCTTTTACCTGATGCTTTCTTCATAACAAATATGTATTTAATTTATTTCTTAAACT